TGCGAGTTGACTGCGTATCGCTGCTCCGCTGACGTGCCAACCTTGGGCTATGGACACACCCGTGACGTTTCTGATGGTGACACCTGCACTCAGGAAGAGGCCGACGAGATGCTTGCAGACGATCTGCAAGAGTTTGAGCAGTACGTCAATGACTTGGTTGATGCCGATTTAAAACAAAATCAATTTGATGCGCTGGTTGCTTGGACGTACAACTTAGGGCCAACCAACCTAAGAGAATCAACGCTTTTAAAGCGGTTGAACGGTGATGATTTTGCGGACGTGCCGCACCAGATAAAGAGGTGGAACAAGGCTGGCGGTAAGGTCTTAGACGGCTTAATCCGCAGGCGCGAGGCCGAGGCTTTGTTGTTCCAAGGAGAACCTTGGGAAAATGTCTAAACCATCACTCAAAGACTTTGAGATCCTGAGTGAGCAAGATCAGAACGAGGCGCTTGCGCTACTGTCTCGGTTTGATCAGATGGATAAGCAGGACAGTTGCCAGAACGACTTTATTGAATTTGTAAAGCACATGTGGCCCGAATGCATACTTGGGCGTCACCACAAAATTATTGGTGAGAAGTTCAACAAGATTGCCCAAGGCAAGCTCAAGCGGCTTATCGTCTGCCTACCTCCTCGGCACTCTAAATCAGAGTTTGCGAGCACCTACTTCCCTGCATGGATGATGGGCCGCAAGGGTGACACCAAGATCATTCAGAGCACCCACACGGGTGAGCTGGCAATTCGCTTTGGTCGAAAGGTCAGAAACCTAATCGACTCAGATGATTACTCGCAAATATTCCCAGACCTACAGCTAGAGGCCGACAACAAATCAGCAGGCAGGTGGACTACAAACCAAGGCGGAGAAAGTTTCTACGCAGGTGTTGGTGGTGCTATTACAGGGCGTGGTGCCGACCTTCTGATCATTGATGACCCGCACTCTGAGCAAGACGCGCTAAGCCCGACAAGTATGGACGCGGCTTACGAGTGGTACACCTCTGGCCCTAGACAGCGTTTACAGCCCGGCGGGATAATCATTATCGTAATGACTCGCTGGTCAGTCAAAGACCTAGTGGGCAAGGTACTCAAGAAGCAGGGAGACGAACACGCTGACCAGTGGGAGGTTGTAGAATTCCCCGCGATCATGCCAGAGTCAGATACACCCCTATGGCCTGAGTTCTGGAAGAAAGAAGAGCTATTGGGCGTTAAGGCATCGCTACCAGTTAGTAAGTGGAACGCTCAGTGGATGCAGAACCCAACCGCTGAGGCTGGTTCTATTGTAAAGCGCGAGTGGTGGCGCAAGTGGGACGAGGATTTTGTGCCTGCATACACCTACATAATTCAGTCATACGACACAGCGTTTTCTAAAAAAGAAACCGCCGACTACTCGGCTATCACTACTTGGGCTATTTTTCAGCCGCCCAATACCGATACAGATCAAATTATTTTGTTGGACGCAAAGCGCGTCAGGCTAGACTTCCCAGAGCTAAAACGACTGGCTTACGATGAGTACAAATACTGGGAGCCTGACTGCGTTCTGATTGAAGCCAAGGCATCTGGCACACCTTTAACCCAAGAGCTTAGGCGCATGGGCATTCCAGTCACAGCCTATACACCAAGCCGAGGTCAAGATAAGATTGCGCGTATGAACAGCGTAGCGCCGATTTTTGAGTCGGGCATGGTTTGGGCACCAGACGAGACGTTTGCAGAAGAAGTCATAGAAGAAATGGCTTCGTTTCCGTTTGGCGAAAATGACGATTATTGTGACTCCAGTACGATGGCGCTTATGCGCTTTAGGCAGGGTGGATTTTTAGCTCTCAGCAACGATTATCCCGAAGAGGCTGAGTTTTTGAGACGTGACAGACAGGTATACTACTAATGGCGATTGAAAAAAGCGGCTTAGGCACGGAAAACGACCCAGACATTATGCCTATGGGCAACGCTATGGAAGTCGAGCCAGAGATGACTCGAAACGATGAAATCCGTAACGCAGCGGAAATATTGGTTACTGAAGAAGACATCTTAATTGATGACGAGATTGACGCTCCTGAGCCAGAAGCGCCGCAGATTGATTTTAACGCTAACCTCGTTGAATTTATCGACGATAGTGATTTGTCAAAGCTTGCCAGTGATGTCATTGATTCGGTTAAATCCGACAAAGAAAGCCGCTCTGATTGGGAGAAGACCTACACTGACGGCCTAAAGTATCTGGGTATGAAGTTTGACGAGGCAAGAAGCCAGCCGTTTGCAGGCGCTTCTGGCGTTGTTCACCCTATCTTGGCTGAGTCTGTGACCCAATTCCAAGCTCAAGCTTACAAAGAATTACTGCCAGCCAAAGGCCCAGTTAAGACTGAAATTATTGGCGCTCGCAGCCCAGAAGTAGAGATGCAAGCTGACCGTGTTCAGCAGTTCATGAACTATTACATCATGAACATTATGCAAGAATACGACCCCGAAATGGACATGTTGTTGTTCTATTTGCCACTGGCTGGCTCTGCGTTCAAGAAAGTTTATTTCGATACTGCCCAAAGCCGTGCTATGAGCAAGTTTATAGCGCCAGAAGATCTGGTGGTTCCCTACGAGGCGTCAGACCTGAGCAGCGCCGAGCGCGTCACTCACGTCTTACTTATGAGTCGCAACGAGATTAAAAAGCAGCAGCTTAGCGGTTTTTACGCTGATGTAGAGCTAAAGGGTGGCGGTGTAAACGTCAGCCGCAGCGAAGTTGAAGAAGAGATAGACGAGATTCAAGGCATTGAGCCTGCATACCAAGAAGATCGTGACCGCGTGGTTTTTGAAACTCACACCATTCTTGACATAGCTGGCTACGAAGATTTGGGTGAAGATGGCGAGCCTACAGGCTTAAAACTGCCCTATATCGTCACAGTTGATGAGCAAAGCAGTAAGGTGCTTTCGATCCGTAGAAACTACGTTGAGGGTGACCCGCTCAAGAATAAGATCAACTTCTTTGTTCAGTACAAGTTCTTGCCCGGCCTTGGATTCTACGGTCTAGGTTTAAGCCACATGATTGGCGGTATTGCCAAATCTAGCACCTCAATCCTAAGACAGTTAATTGATGCAGGCACACTGGCTAACCTGCCAGCAGGCTTTAAAGCTCGCGGTATGCGTATTCGTGACGAGGATAGCCCACTACAACCGGGCGAGTTCCGCGACATAGATACTACTGGCGCAAGCTTGCGTGAGAACTTAATACCCTTGCCAATCAAAGAGCCTTCTAATGTGCTCATGCAGCTACTAGGACTGCTCGTAGACTCAGGTAAGCGGTTTGCGTCTATCGCTGATACGAATGTGGGTGATGTAAATCAAGCCATGCCCGTAGGCACTACAGTGGCTCTATTGGAGCGTGGCACCAAGGTTATGAGCGCCATTCACAAGCGCCTGCACTACAGCCAAAGAATAGAGTTTCAGTTGCTCGCTAAAGTCTTTGCCGAATACCTACCACCGAGTTATCCCTACCAGTCAAGTAATGGCCCTCAAGAAGTTATGGGCGCAGACTTTGACGGCAGGGTTGGTGTTATCCCAGTCTCTGATCCAAACATCTTTAGCCAAAGCCAACGCATTACGATGGCCCAAGAGCTGATGCAGATGGTTCAGTCTAACCCTGAGATACACGGGCCGCAGGGCATATATGAGGCTTACAGAAGAATGTATGCAGCATTGGGCGTAGATGATGTTGAAAGCTTGTTAATGCCACCTCAGCCGCCTCAGCCACCCATGCCGATTGATGCTGGCCTAGAGAACTCTGGTCTGTTGATGGGTCAGCCAGCACAGGCGTTTGAGCCACAGAATCATCAGGCGCACGTTGACGCGCACAAGTCGTTGTTTTTGACAGCGGTAGTTACGCAAAACCCTCAGTTACAGGGCGTGATCATTGGTCACATGATGCAACACTTACAGTTTATGGCGTCTCAAATGGCACAAGAACAGTTACCTCCTGAGCTGCAACAACAGATGCAAGAGGTTCAGCAGGCTCAACAATCTGGGCAGGTTCCGCCAGACCAACTGGCTCAAATGAACTCTCAGGTTCAGATGGGAATAGAGCAGTATTCTGCTCCAATTCTTGCTCAACTAACAAAAGAATTGCTAGAGTCAATTGGTCAGGGCAATGAAAAAGATCCGCTTGTCGCAATTCGTGAGCAGGAGCTTGCGCTAAAAGACAAAGAAATTGACATGGATGATCGTCAGTTTGAGGCGAAGCAAGACCAAAGATCTCAGGAAAAGTTGTTAGAAACTGAGATAGCCAAGGAACGTATTGGTGTGCAAAAAGCGGTTGCCGATGACAAACTTGATGTGGCAATCCGCAGGCTAGAACAGCAGGCCGATTTAAAACTTATAGACATGCAAAACAAGAGAGGCCGATGATGGCGACTAGAAGCTCAACCAGTTATGTCAGAGATCAAATTGAAGCTCTGAAAGTACAGAAAAAATTAGAACGTGAAGTCGAAGAGGCTTTGGCTGCTAAGAAAGAAGCTGACGATGCCGAGAAGCAACGAGTTGGCGATCATAGGATTGCGACTAAGATGGCTCGCATCAATGGCACTGAGCCACCACCACCGCTTGAAGTGGCAGAGCCTGTAGTTGAGGCGGTTGTTGAAGAAACCGTACAGGAAACCGTACAGCCTGAGCCTGTAAAGAAAGATGTAGTTAAAAAGACAAAGGCTAAAAAGCCATCTAGGAGCAAAAAATGAAAGATTTAAGCAAGATCCAAAAGGTTGATTCGCCTCAGAAAAAAATTAAGTCGATCTCTACTACCCCAGAGCTGGTTCGCCGCACAATGGGTGGCAAGATTAAGGTCATTAAGGCCCGTGGTGCAGGCGCTGCAACTCGCGGCTTTGATTTTCATGAGAAAGTCTAGTGGATGACATTGATCTAGGATCAAAGATGAAAAGAGTCATAGCTGAGCGGAGAGAATTAATCCGCGAGGTTATGATGGATGGTGTGCTAAAAGATATGGAACATTATAAATCTTTGCAAGGTGAGCTAATTGCATTAAACTTAGTTGAGGACACAATTAGACAATTCTATAAGGAAATCTAAACTTGACTAAACCGACTACCGAAGAAGCTTACGTTACAAGTGGTGAGCGATTTCTTGATCCAACTCTCTTAGACAAAACAGCCATTGAGCGTATGCCAGACCCTACGGGTTGGCGAATACTTGTTTTTCCCTTTAAAGGAAGAAAAACATCAGATGGCGGAATCCACCTTTTACAAGAAACGGTTAACCGCGAAGCCCTCGCCACAGTTGTTGCTGCCGTAATTAAGATGGGGCCGCTTTGTTATGCAGATAAAGAAAAGTTTGGCGATACCCCTTGGTGTAAAGAGCAGCAGTGGGTGTTGATTGGCAGGTATGCCGGGGCGCGTTTCAAGCTAGAAGATGGCGAAGAAGTGCGAATTATCAACGATGACGAGGTTATTGGCACCATCCTTGACCCAGAAGACATAGTGAGTTTCACATGATTGAGAACCAAAACGCAGAACAAATGGAAGAAGAGCAGGTATCAATTGAGGTTGTTGATGACCCAATTGAGCCGGGTGAGGCAGGTAGTGATGGCGATGAGCTTGAAAACTACACCAAGTCTGTTTCCAAACGAATTAATAAGCTAAACCAAAAGAACCGTGACGTTGAGGCTAGAGCGCAACAGCTTGAGCAGATTGCTTTGCAGAAAGAGGCTGAGCTTCAGCAGTATAGAAAATATACAACCGCTCAGTCGGGCGCGGTTCTGGAGAAAGAACAAGAAGCCCTGCTTTCTAAAGAAGCTCAAATTGATGACGTTTACCGCAAGGCCGTAGAGTCTGGTGATGCTGATTTGATCACCAAAGCAAACAAGCTACAGAATGACATTGCCATTCAGAAGGAAAAGCTTCGGGTTGCTAAGTCGCGTCAAAGCCAACAAGTTGCTCAGGAGCAGCATCAGTCTCAGGGTAATGAGCAGGCAGTTAACTACCAGAACGAAGCTAAGGTTGAGCAGGAAGTGCAGCCAACTGAAGACGCCTTGGACTGGCACTCAAGAAACGAATGGTACGGCGCTGTTGAAAATGATGACGGCTCATCTAACGAAGATAACTTGAAAGCTACCCAGTATGCTTACTATGTACACTACAATTTAGCCAATGAA